TTAAGCAAATTATCTCCGACAGCTCTGGCAAAAGAAGTTGGGAAATATGAAGTTCAGTTTTCCGCGGCTACCAAGAGAATAATTTCCGGAGCGCCAAGACCCATTCTTCCGTTAAAAGGAGATGATGTTATTAAAAAAGATCCCTCAAAAATGAGTGATGATGAATGGTACAGGTGGGATCAACAACAAAAAAAGAAAAAACTACAATCAGGAGGTAAAACATAATGGCTAATACTCTTAAAACTCTTAGCGATGGAGATGTCGTTAGAAAATGTCTCTCATCGTTCCACAATAAACTGAAGTTCATAAAGACCATCAACAGGCAATACGATTCCCGTTTTGCTGTGGATGGAGCGAAAAACGGGGGAACCCTCCTCATTAGACAACCTAATGAGTTTGTGGTTAGGACCGGAGCAGTTATGGATCTTCAACCACTTGAGGACAGGACTCAAACCTTAACGGCAGCGATTCAAAAGGGCGTGGATATGGATTTCAGTTCTCTTGAAGCAACCATGTCCATCGATGATTTTGAGAAACGCTACATTGATCCGGCCATGTCAAGGCTTGCTGCCGATGTGGAATATACGGTTCTGGCTGCCGTGTATAAAAATATTTTCAACCTTACCGGAACTCCGGCCACGACTCCGGCTACTTTTGCGTGCGTTTTAAATGCCAACGCAAGATTGTCTCAAGGTCTTGCTCCGGAAGGAAACCGTCATATCCTGATGGATTCACCAGCTATGGCAACCGTAGTCGCAGCGATGGGCGTTTATTTTCATCCTTCCTCAGAACTTGAAAAAGCTCTTAGTGAAGGGTATGTCGGTCAGGCCGCTGGCATGAAATGGTGGGAAACCAACATGGTACCGAACCATACCAACGGAACACGAGATGATACTACACCAATAACGACCATTGGCGGAACGGTTACGGTTCCTACGGGTGGAATTGTAAATGGTTCTGGAAACATTACCACAACCGGTGCTGATGGAGTCACTAAGGCTGGCGATGTATTCACAATCGCTGATGTATATGCGTGTAATCTCGAAACCAAACAGCAATATACCTATCTCCAACAGTTTGTTGCCCAGGCAGACAATACCAACGATGCTACCGATGTTTATTCTGTTCTTCCGGTTCCATACGCTTCCGGTCCTCACCAGAATATCGTAATAGCTACAACGGGCGCAAAGGCTTTGGTTTTTGTGGCCGCTGGCGGTTCCGGAGCTGCTTCTGCTGTTTACGCCCAGGATCTCGCATATCATCAAGATGCTTTCACCTTTGTTTCTGCCGATCTTCACAAGGAACCAGGGCAGAGGATGGAAAAAGCCGTTATCGAAGGAATCTCCATGAGACTCTGGAGAGGCGCGGATATTGTCAACGATAAATTTCCAGCCAGGCTTGATGTTTTGTTCGGCTATAAAACCATCCGGCCAGAGTGGGCGGTTCGAGTCAGAGGTTAATTTTTAATCAACGGGAGAGGAGCTTTTCCTCTCCCTAATTTCAGGAGGTAAAATAATATGGCAATAGGACACCAACTTAGCGATGGACATGATGATGGATGCTGTATGGGTCAGTCAACAACCGATAAAATCGGGTTTTATGGATTGGCTACTCCCATTGTCCAGCCTACCATCACTCTCGGAGCAGGAACTACCACGACTCTCCTTGCTGCCGATGTAGCTGCGATCAAGGCAGCGCTTGTGGCATTGGGATTAGTGGCTTAACATATCAACATTCTAAACAGGGGGTGGCGGTGAAGGTTTTCCTTGCAGTAACAACTTACGAACATAAGCTTTTCGATAAATGCTCGGAAAGTATTTTGAAAAATTGTGTTAATTTAATGAAAGCCGGTCATGCCGTCACTCCCTTTTATAACGATGATCTCTACATAGATAGAAACAGGAACCTGTGCGTTAACGTTTTCCTGGATTCTGATTGTACCGATCTGATTTTTTGGGATGCAGATTTAGCTACAGATGATGATTCTGTTCTCAGGTTGCTGAAACATGACAAGGATATTATCTGTGGTGTTTATCCTTATAAAAAAGATAAACTGGAGTTTTCTGCTATCCTTGATTTTACCAGAAACAATAATTGCAAAGATGAAGAAACGGGATTGGTTTTGGCCAAGAGTGTTCCGGCTGGATTCATGAGGATCCAGAGAAGAGTTTTTAATGAACTGAAACCAACAACCGAAAAAGACGAAAGAGATATCTATCAGTTTTTTAAAACCGGAATAGCTTTTCCAAACGACAATAATTGGTATGGCGAGGATTCTTATTTCTGTAAGAAATGGTATGGAATGGGAAGAGAATTTTGGATTGATCCTCATATTGGTTTTAATCACTATGGACTTAAATCTTATTCGGGGAACCTTCACGATTATCTGATGGGCAGAAGGATAGATCAACTCGATGGGGTAGAAGAAGGTGTGCCTGGATGGATATCAAAAGGAGAACTTGTATTTTTAAAACATTTGGCTTCCAGGGCAGAAAGTGTTGTTGAGATCGGGAGCTGGAAGGGAAGAAGCACGAAAGCTCTTCTCGAAGGATGCCAGGGGAAAGTTTATGCGGTTGATGATTGGACCGGAGGTAAAAACGAAACTTTACAAATAGGAACTTATCTAAAAGACATACGAAAAGATTTTATAAAAAATGTTGGAGGATTTCCCAACTTGGAAGTTGTCATGGGGAGATCAATAGATGCAGCGGAAAAATTCAATGGGAAAAAGGTTGATATGGTTTTTATTGATGCCGGCCATAGCTATGAGGAATGTAAAGAGGACATAGATGCCTGGTTACCCAAATGTAAAAAAATCATGTGCGGCCACGATTACTGTAAAGAGTTTCCTGGGGTGATGAAAGCGGTAGAAGAGAAATTTAAAAAATTCGATGTAATGGATTCAATTTGGATCGCGGAGGTATAAATGGATGCAGAAACTTTAATTAAAGGATCCTTGAGACTTTGCGGAATAAGGATTCCTACTACCGATGAACTTGACGAAAGCCTTGAAGCACTCAATCAGATGCTCAATCTTTGGAACGCTGAACGAATTATGGTTTATGCGGTTACAAAAGAAAGTTTTACCATTCCGCTATCCGGATCATGCACTATCGGATCCGGTGGAACTTTTGACACGGTAAGACCTCAAAAATTATTGAGTGCCTATATCAGAGACTCCGATAATTCTGATTGGCCGGTTGATGTTGGGATGACACAGGACGAATATAATTCAATAGCCGATAAAACAGAAACCGGAAGGCCAACCAAGATTTATTATTCTTCTGAATATCCTCTTGGAAAAATATATTTTAATCTTGTTCCCGAGGAAGCAGAAACATTTATTCTTGATAGCTGGAAACAAATTACCGAATTTGCTACTCTTGCGACAACGATAACTCTTCCAAAGGAATATGAAAAGGCGCTCAGATTTAATCTCGCGCTCGATCTCGCTCCAGAGCATGGAGTGGTCCTTGACAAAACGGTAATACAACAGGCTGTTTTGGGAAAAACGATGATAGAAAACTTTAACGCTCCCTTGGTTGAACCGGTAAAATTTGAAGCAGCAATAATCAGAAATACATTGGGGTAAAATATGGGTTATGCAGGACAAACTTATCGAGTTCCTTGTGATGTTGGAGGATGGAATTTTAATCCGAATACCGATTTAATCAAGCCGGAAAGCATGGTTGATTGTATCAATATCAATCTTCATCGGGGAGGAAGGGAAACCAGGGGAGGAATTTTAGAAGTAAACTCAACTCCCATTACCAATTCAGTTCAGATAATGGGTTTATTCCAGTTTAAAAAACAAAGCGGATCTTCTTATATCGTTACCGGAACCACAGATGGAAAAATCCAAAAAGACTACGCGACAGTTTTAAAATCAACCGGATTGACAGCAGGAAAATATTTTAATTTTGCTGCCTTTAAAGACAATCTTTATATTTGCAACGGTTATAATGTTCCACAGATATGGAACGGTGCGGCAGCAACAACTTCCGATATGACCTTAATCCCTGCTGATTGGACCTCAAATAATTTTCCTAAAGCCATGTTGAAACATGGGCGAGGAGCAAGCGAAAGACTTTGGGCATACGGTTGTCCATCTAATCCCAAAACAATTTATGTATCAGAAAACGGATCCGCTGATTTTACCGATGCCAAAGTTATTAAAATAAACATAGAAACAGGTGATGGAGCAGGGATTGTCGGGATGGTGGAATACGGTGACAGGGCAATCGCGCTTGGAAAAACAAAACCATATTTAATTAATGATACAGAATTAGATACCGCTAATTGGGGTTATGATGATGGCCAATGGGAGGGAGGAGTAGCGCACGAAAGATTGATAGTTAAAACTCCGAATGATGTTATGGCGATGTCTGAAGATGGAGAAATTTATTCCATTATTACTACGCAAACCTACGGGGATTATGTTGCCAATTCAATAACCAGGCCTAACTACATAGACCGCTGGATCCGCGACAACATTGATTTGAGTAAGATTGCTCAATTCCACGGTGTCTATGATCCTACCCTTAGAGCTGTAAAATATTTCATGGTTAGAAAAGGGCAGACCCAAATTGATACAGTTCTCGTTTATTTTATTGACAAAGGACCAGAGGCCGGATGGGTGAAGCATCAATATGCAGATACTTATTTTGCTTCCTGTTCTGCCGGAGTAACGGTTTCAACCGGAATAGAAAAGGTTTATGCTGGAGGTTACGTAGGCCATGTTTATCAACTTGATTATTCTACTGCAACCGATGATGGTTTATATTTTTATTCCAGCTTTATGATTCCGGAACTAAATTTTGATAATCCGAGGACACAAAAAAGATATGACAAAGGATGGATGGTAATAAAACCGCAGGGAACTGAAACGATCAGGGCGAACCTTATTGTTGACGGAGTTTATATCTCCGGTGGCGCTTTGCTTATTGATGAAAATGGAAACAGCATTGGAGATGAAAGCGGGAATGTTTTAACCGGAGGATCTGTCCTTGAATGGTCGGTAACCGCTACCGAGGCATCGGATAAATTATCAAATCTTGGGTTTAATATCGGGATTATTGGAAAAAGAATACAGGCTGAATTTTTTAACAATACGATCGGACAGAAGTTTTTTGTTTCTCAAATTTTATTTGATTTTGTTCCCTTACAAGCGAATGTTTCATAGAAGGAGAAAATATGGCAACTAAGCAAATTAAAGATTATAGCGCTGTTTCCGCTCCTGCTGCTGCTGATTTACTGATAACCCAACAGGCAGCCGACAATGTTACGAAAAAAATAACCAT